TGTTCTGTTGGGGGCTCTTCCGATCTGTTTTTTTTTTTTTTTTTTTTGTTGTGTCGCCAATTGTGCTAGGCAGCTGTAGGATGGGCCCGCTCTTAAACCCTGAGGGGAGGTTGGGCCCACTAGATCCCTGACACATAATCTCATTCAGGCCTCCTGGTGTCGGCAAGCCACTCTGAGGACATACGGATTCTCTTGTCGGCATATTCACGTCGGGCCCGTAGCTTCTTGTCATCGCGCTCTGTTCTGCGTCTAATCATTCCCAGGGGGGGGAATTGCTCCTTGAGAACTAGGAGAATCTCAGGATCCCCGATCTTGTGCAATATCCGTTCATCATCAAGATCCCCACCATCGGTGGAACTAGAAGAAATGTCATCGAATTGTTTACGAAGACGGCTCTCAACCTCGCTGGTTAGGGCGACGCCGAGGGCCGATACAATATGATTGTCCATGCGGCGCAGATGTTCATACGCACGAGTATTTGTACCGTAGGTATCGCAAGCGAGCGCTCTTAGTCGTATAACGTGACGCGCCGCGCTCTCTGGGGCATTAGTGACACAAATGGACTTCATGAAGTAGTCGACGGTGGGGCGCCACGGAACAATGGCGTCCCTGTCACGAACGAAATAGCGCTTGAGGAATTTGACGCCCTTCTTGGTGATTTCTGCGCCGGTGGGATTTCCCTCCTCAATCTTAGTTATAAAACCCACATCCCTATCAGGGGAGTCAGGGGGATCGTCCCAGCAGACGTATGTATCGGAGAGTTTCAATTCCATGAAGAAATAATCCCTAAGATAGGCGGCGAGGAGAACAGGCTGAACCCCCCCCGCACAGATTATTTTCATAACCTCTTCCGAATACGATAAGACGCCATCATCACCGTAGTCTTTGAACAAAAACTGATCACTTTCAAAACGGCCGATAACTTCGGGGGGTATGCCATTCTCGACCATCCAATCTCTAAGATACATATCAAAACACTCGAAGAGGAGCTCGAGGTAGTAAGAATCTCCCTGAGATGTCATATACTCGCCGGAAAACATAAGGCCATGTATTGCTCGCCATGAGTTTCCAAACCACTTCACCACTTTCGTCACAGACCGGTCCAGGCACCATTGAAGAATGGCGCGAGTGGCTGGCCACCACTGGCTACCTCTATTGTATGCCAGGGCAGGGAGAAACAGGATAAG